CGACTGTTGTTTGTGCCGCCACCTGATCCACCATTGGGCATGGTGTAGTTTGAACTGCCGCTGATACTGCCTGTCACAGGATTGGTCATGTAGTCAGTTGTGGTTTTTGCTGCCACACTGAGATTCTGAAAGTTGGGATTGATGTCCCGAATAACGTATTGTTCGGGACGTTTGCCTTCGCTTTCGTTCACAATGACTCGAGCCAGTTTGCTCATGTCCACCCAGTACATTTCAAATGTTTCTGGATCACGCACAAAAATCTGATCGCCGTATTTGATACAGTTACGAAACAGTTTGAAAATACGCTGACCCAGTTTGTTCAGCTTGACCCATTGCTGCAACTGTTTGCGAATGATGTCCACTTCGTGATCTGTAGGCTTGTCGTTGTAGTCTATTTCGAATGGCGTGCCGTTTGACTGGTTGGGCTGTGTGCTGAACTCAGCAATGATATCTAAACATGCATTGATTTCTGAATCCATGTCCATGTTTTCGTACTGATTGTAACGCTCAATTCGATTGGGGTGTCCTGAATATACTTCTGGAAGTCTGCTGGCATAGTTGCGAAACACAAAGTCTGCTTGTGCTCCTGAGCTGTTGCCGTCGTTTCTGGGATATCCGTTCAGGCCAAACTGATTTTTTCCCGATATAGGGCTCAGCTGGCCAGATGTGTCTGCCACCTTGAAGTATTTTTTCCAGGATTGTTGTTCTGCCATAGTAAGTTATTTACCGTGTTAGTAGTTGGTTGCCAGTATCTTTTGCATGACTTCCAACTGACTTGCACTGGTACGTGCCATTTCTTGTATGCCTTCTGCCACGTGATCCATGCCAGGCATAGAAGTTTCTCCTTTGGTACGAAGCATTTCCGCCAGGGCCTCGGCCATGGCAGCTCGGAATTCTACTCCTGCCTGTTCCAACGCTTTACTGCCATCTGTATTGTGTTGCTCTTGAATTTCTTTGATTCTTGCTGCAATTTCTTCGCCAATTCCTGGGATCACAGCAGTTCCCAGCTGAGCTACTCCCAGCTCAAAGTTCATTGCAATTCCACTATTGATAATTTCTTTCCAGACAGCAGGGTTGGTAATAGTTGATGTGGCCTTGTCAAACGCTCCCATTCCGGCTGCAATATCTTTGACAGCGTTAAGATCAGTGGTTATTGGTCCTTGATTGATACCAGTGTATTGATTAATGCCGCCAAAAGTTGGCCCAATACCACCTTCAGCCATTACATTGTTTAAATCTAATTTTACACTAACCGGTAAAGCACCATTTTTCAGTGGAATAACTGCTTCATCCTGGCCACCTTCACCAATAACAGCCGGCGTGCCGCCTTCGGACGCTTTGACTATGCCGCCGTCTTTCATGAAAATATGCGGAGGATCTCCTTGCAATGGGTTAAATCCAAATTCTTGCAGCAGCCCTGAACGTTTTAAATCTTCTACTTGACTGCTGTTGATATCAACAGCACGACCTTGTTGATGCAGACTATTGCCCGGTAGAGCCTTGGGATTGGTACCGGGATCAACTTTGGCCTGTTCTTCCGGCGATCGAAATGCACTGTTGACTTGCAAACGTTTGCCAGTCAATGACATGTAGTCTTCTGCCATTTGGGCAAAATTTTGTTGTACTGGATCCAACAGTTTTCCAAAGTGTTCTTTGGAACCTGTTCCACCAGTAAACGTGATGTAATCGGTCCATGAACGTTTAGGTGCTTGTGATGGACCACCCGATGGTAAGCTAGCCGGAGCAGCACCTCCTTTTACAGCCCTAGCGGCTGGTGCGGCTGGTGCTGTGCCTCCTGCTGCTGGTGCCGCTCCTCCACCTGCTGCTGGTGCTGCACCTCCTCCTGCTGCTCCACCTGCTGGTGCTGCAAACTTTTTGTTATAGTCAGCAACTGCCTTGGCCGCAATTTCGCTTCTTTTTTTAAAACCTTCCAACTGTTTTTCATTTAATTTGTTACCATCGTTGAATAATTTTTGATACCTTTCAATTTCTGCCAGTGTTTTTTCATATTCTGGCAATTTTTTCATTTTATCTTCTGCTGCTAGTTGTCCAAGCACACCACCACTGGCAGCAATAGCAGCAGTATCCGGGACCGCGCCATCAATAGTGCCGCCACTACCTAGTTCAGCAGTGCCGCCTTGTTGCTGTCCAGAAAGACCAAACATTTTGGCCATTGCGCCAGCAGCTAAAGTAGTCTGTTCGACCAATAGGGTCATGGCGTTGGTGGCAGGAACAATTCCAGCAAATACAAATCTCTCTACTGCTTCATTGCCTTTTTGTTGCATGAGAACCAAATTTGTTTGTGCTTGCACTGCTGCGTCTTTTGCTTTGCCGCCTTTGATTCCTTGATCTGTTTGTTCTTTTTCAGCATCAGCTAAAGCCTTGTTGTAATCGGTCAGACCTGATCGTAGGTCAGCAGCATAGTCTGCTCCAAAATAAGCACCCGCTTTGGCCAATCCAGTCATTGATTTAGCAGTGTTTCCAGCAGTTTGGCCAATGATGGTAGCTGCCTCTCCTGCTTTGGCTAGGCCGTTGCTCATTCTATCTGACTGAACCATGACTTGACCTTGAGTCACTAGCATGGCTTTTTGTGCTGCTTCTGTGGTAATCATTCCAGTTGATGTATCACGGAAACCCTGCGCTAGCTGTTTATTTTCCTTGGCCAGCAGTATGTTAGTCAGTTCAAGTTCTTTAGCTCTTGCAACTCCTTCAGGACCTTGTGATCTTAGTTCTTGCAGTTTGGCCGCAAATCGTTCTTCACTGCGAGCCGCTTCCATCTGATCTTCCATGGCCTTGCGACTTTCGCCGGTGACCTTGCTCAACGCATCCATTTCTACTAGATACTTTTTGGCACCATCGGCTAGTTCTGTAGTAGTTTTGTTTTGACTTAGTCCAACTCTGCTTTGCAGTTTCAAATAGCCCATTGCGCCAGCATTGATTTGCTCTTGAGTCATACCAGCATTCATTAGGCCTTCGCGATACTGCTCCATGCTTTTGCCCATGTCAGCAAATTGTTGACGACCTTCAAACACAGTACCTGAAAATAACGCAAGATCTTTGGAATTTGCTGCAATTAGTTCAGTGTACTGACCAATCTCGTTCATGCTGAGACCAAGCTTCTTGGCATCCTCAAACAGGCCAGTCATGCCATCGCTTGCAGCAGCGCCTGATTGAGCTAGATCTTGATAGCCTTTGTACAGCTGATCGCTCATGGTATTGGCAGCTTGCGTGTACTTTTTGCCTGCTTCTAGTATAGATACTGTGAGCAATCCTATGCCAGCCATTAACCCTTTGACCAACGCACCGCCTGGCACCAACAAAGTAAGAGCAACTGCGGCCATTTTAACTGAGTCAGTCAGCAGCTCAAAACTGCTGTTCATTGCTGCTGCACCTTTTTTGCCGTCGAGTAGAACTTTTCCAGAACTAAACGCTGCTTCACCAAACTTGGCAAGAGCATCAGCGCCCAGGCCAGATGCCTTGCTAAAGCTGTCTAAGCCATATTTGGTTTTCATTTCAGCGTCTTTGAGACGCTCAGCGGTTTGTACGTGTAGTTCTCCGTACATTCGCATCTCTCGATTGACCTGCGCCATTATCTCAGCAAACTCTTGCGATTCGCGATTTATTTCAGCCATTTTTGTTGCCCATAAGTAGAACTATATTTATAGGTATTCTATGACCCAGATTTCTAACCCTTTGCGACAATACTTTAGACAGCCTGCAATTTACTTGCGATTGCCCACTGAAGGCAAGCACTGGCCAGCAGGATCCTTGGACATGCCAGGCAACAACGAATTACCTGTGCTGCCCATGACAGCCATTGACGAAATCACCTACCGAACTCCCGACGGATTGTTCAACGGACAAGCAGTGGTCAATGTGATACAAAGCTGTGTGCCCAACATCAAGGATGCTTGGAAAATTCCACAGCCAGATCTCAATGCAATTTTGACTGCCATACGAATTGCCAGCTACGGACATGAACTTGAAATTGGCACCAAATGTCCCAACTGCACACACGAAGATGATTATGTGTTAGATCTGCGAACTGTATTGGATCAGTTGAAAAGTTCAGACTTTGATGAACCAATGGTGCATGGTGACCTGACCATTACATTCTGCCCCATGAGCTACGAGAGTCAAAATATGACCAATCAGGAGCAGTTTGAAGAACAAAAAATAATGCAACTGCTGCCAACAGCAGACATGGAAGAAAAAGAAAAAATTCTCAAAATGCAAGAGGTCCTAAAAAAGATCACTGAGCTCACACTTAAAGCACTCAAGTGGAGCATTGCCAACATTCGAACTCCAGCTGCTATTGTGAGCGAACCTGAATTCATTGACGACTTTTTGAAAAACTGCGATCGAGCCTTGTTTACCAAGATACGAGACCGTGTGATTGAACTGCGTCAAAATTCTGAAATCAAGCCAGTTGGCATCACTTGCACAGAATGCGATCACAGCTACCAACAGCCCTTGACCTTGGACATGACAAGTTTTTTCGCACCCGCCTCCTGACATCTGATGCCCAGGAAATTGCCGACATAGTTGACGGCATGGAGCGGGAGGCCGATAGTATCCGAAATGAAAGTTTAAAAATGTCATGGTACATGCGTGGTGGCATAACTTATGATCAAGTGCTGGCATTGAGTCCAAACGAACGCAAGATGATTTCGGCTATTATCAAAGACAACTTGGAAACCACCAAGAAAAGCAAACTGCCATTTTTCTAATGCTAGACATCACTCAAGTCACCCAAGACATTCTGCACTGGGTAGAGAACTTTGTAGAAGTTCCGCATCCTGCACTGGGCAACTGGGCTCCTTGCCCATTTGCTAGAAAAGCACGGCTGTCTGGCACAGTCAAAATTGTGGTTGGTGCTGATCCATATTATGATCTACGCAATCGCTGTAGAGATGGCTTGGGTACAGCAGAAATTGTGGTCTATGCTTACGATCCTGCAGAATGGACATATGATCTGTTTCATTCTAGCCTAGAACAGGCCAATCAGGATTTTTTGTTGGCAAATGATTTATTAGTACTGGAAGATCATCCTGCAGATGCTGAAATTGTGAATGGCATCAGTATGAATCAGGGTACCTATGCTCTGGCCATGCTACAAAGTCTCAGCAAACTGAACACAGCAGCAGCACAGATGCATCACAAAGGATTTTATGAAACCTGGCCCAATGATTATCTCGCAACGTTGTTCAATCATAGACAGGATCCCCGAGCATGAGTTATCAGTTTGCTAGAATAGACTTAAACAAAACCAATTACCAGATCAATGTCAAGTGGGAATATCTATTCAATCCTGACACAGTAAAGCTGAATCAGATCTACAAAGACTACTGCAAGTACAAACACTTTGCCAGTGTGATGCCAATATTTGACAGTAGATACACAGACCCAATGACCGATGTGATTGGCTACTACGATCAAGACCAACTGGTAGCGTTTAGCTTGATACGCAGATTTGATCAACACAATGCCTTGTGTGATCAATTTGCATGGACATATCATCAACCCCGGCTGAGACTGGGCATAGAAACAATGAAAACAGAGTGTGCTATCTACAAGGCTCGCGGGTTCGAATACCTGTATCTTGAACAAGCACACCTGTACAAATCCGACATGGATGGATTTGAAATACTAGGACCACTGGAGTAAACACATGGCAGACTTGTACACAATTTGGGCAAACAAAGAAGGCGACATTTCAGATCTTGACTGGGTTACAGGCATGAAAAGTTTCTTTGATCATTTGATCTCTGAAGGCAAGATGGAAAGCTACAGAATCACACGCTGTAAAATGGGATTCCGTAGCATTGCAGACATGCCTGAATGGATGATCATAATGGAGTTTTCAGGTATGGCTCAGATGGATCAGGCATTCAAACGAGTTGCACCACTAGAAGGCGAACTTGAAGTCAAGCACAAGAGCTTTAATCAGTTTGTATCAGGTGACATCCAGCACGCACTATTTAGAGATTGGCCAGACACCAATCTCTAGAAGTTCAAGATACACTTCGTGTATCTATGTGTTTCGCTGTCGCTCACACAGTTTTTTTGAAACAAAGCAAAAAAGTTTTCATGTAGATAAATCTGGTCAGACGGAACCGTTTGCATGGTTCCGTCTTGTCTTCATGTGAGTATCACCAGCCGAGACTTTGGAAGTAGGTGTTTTTACCGTTACGCTGATGGGCTCTAATCTTTCCCAACCTACATTGACATTGCTTTCGCTACCTTAAACCTCGTTCCTAGTGTTTAAGTTTTTACAGCACGGTTTTTCGTATGCTAACATTCATACTATATCAAAGCGTCGAGCATAGGGTTCTACTCTTGAACTCACTTCCGATTTTTCAGGATACTAGGATCTACCTAGGGGAGTGCTTCAACATGTCACGTGTCCGGTTTCTTACATCGGTTTTTCCACAGCGGTATTACAAACTGGCCCGCCAACCTTGGGTGTTAGATTAAAATGCTTCTTTGGGAAGCCACTTGAGAAATTTATTGTTACAAGTTTTACAAATAAGTTTGCCTGCATGAGGTCCGGATTCAGATTGAACTCGATCTAACTCATGTGTGGCGTGGTTGCCTAAAAACTGCTTTTCTTTTTCTGCCTGATCTTTTTTGTGTTTTTGCTCTTTGTGCCATGTCTTGTCAAAACCTGTCTTTGGAGACAACCAGTAGTCTGAGTTCATTGTACTCTTCCACTGTTGTCGACTCCAATCAAGTTTGGTCATAATTTGCCTATAATGTGTGAGCCATGTACTCTGACTGAGATCTGGCCATTGTAATAATCTGTGGATTCTAATACCTTGTGATTGAACTGTTCTCTGGCTTCAATGTAACTGCATTGTGCTTTTGATGTGCAATAGTAAAGTATTTCTCTGGTAAAGTTTTCGGTGCCTAAGGAGTTTACATCAGCAGTTAGATTTTCGCTTGAACCGTAGTACTCGCGCCAATCACTGTCAATTTTGGTTCTAATTTTCTTTTTTTTCTTGATGCCGTTTTTTTGCTTGACTGTTTTGTAAGTTGTTTTATGTGTAAATTTTGATGACAATTGGAAATTTTATGCTAGCTCAACATCCGTGTTGTAACTGGTAAATCCATTTTCTTTGACTACTTTGAGAATGTTTTCAACACGCCCGGCAAGTTCATCTCTGTGACTCACAAGCCAAATACTTTTGTTGCGTTCTCGACTCATCTTTTTCAATAGCGCAAGACTTGATTCAACACCTTGAGTGTCTAGGCCGTTGTCAATCAGTTCGTCAATGAACAGCAAGTTGATGGGTGAGTACAAACTCTCCCAGACGTCACGGAACGCCCAGCTCATGCTCAAGATCAAACGATTACGTTCGCCGCGACTCAAATTATCAAAGTCCAGTTCACGACCTAGTTCTTCAATGCTCACAGTAAGATCATTCTGAAACTTCACAGTGTGTGGCAGCCCAATGCGATCCAAGTAGTGTGTGAGCCTTGCATTGAGATAACTTAAATTTTGATCAATGATCTTTTTGCGAACAAATGAGTCTTTGGATGTCAGTAACTTGAGCAAGAACTCCTGATGATCTTGCACTCGAGTAAGTTCGTTTACAGTGTCGTATGCCACTGATTGCAGTGCTTGATTTTGCATGTCATTGATTTGTTCATCATACGGATCAGTATCAGCGGATCTTGCTGTCAGACTCTTTTGCAGACTGTCTACTGAATTTTTATGATTCAGTGCGTCTTCTAGTGTGTCATAAAACACTGTGGGTGCTTTGCCCAACTCACCAAGTTGTTTCAATGTGTCCTGATGTTCCATACGCTGCGAGTTATTAGCCAACAGTTGCAGTGCTGCTTCCTGCAAAGCATTTTGTTTGTTCACGCGAATTTCGTCTTGCTTGGTGTCATGAATATCTGAGCCGCAGGCATAGCACTTGTGATTGTCCAAGGATGCAATTTCCTCAGTCAGCTTGGTCTTGGTCTTGACAAGTTTGGCATCGTCTGTGTCAATGCTGCGTATCCATCGGGTAGCTTCGTCGATTGCGGTCTTGTGCTGATGAAACACCACCAGCTCTCGATGAGCGCTGACTTCTAGGTCAATGTTGATGTGCTCAAGATCTGCAATGGCCTGTGTGTATTGCGCAACATCTTCAGCTCGCTTGGCAGTCCAAAGACGTTGCCGTTTGCGCAGACTTTCAATTTGTTCTTCAATACGTTTGTTGGCTTCTTGCACAGCTCGAATACGCATTTCTTCTTGTGTAATGGCATCTTTGGTTTGCTTGTTGAGTTCTTTGATCCGGTCAGCTCGTTCGCTCAACAGAGTGATACCCAACAACTGCTCAATAATAGTGCGTTGCTCATTGGATTTCAAGCTCAAGAATGGCTCAGTGTAGGTGTTCAATGCAAGTATGTGCTTGAACATGTCGTGGCTCATGCCAATCACACGTTCAATAGCATCTTGGGTTTCTCTTGAATCACCTTGTGCTTCATCGGTTGCTGTTTTTTCTTCATTGTTCACAAAGAATCGCAACACATTGGGCTTGCGTCCTCGTTCAATCTTGTAGTCCACACCGTTCACTCCAAAGTCTAGACTAACCAACATGCCTTTGCCATTGGTCTTGTTCACTAGATTGTCCTTGCGAATATTGCTTAGGGCATTGCCATACAGGGCATAGCTTAGTGCATTGATGATTGTGGTTTTGCCTGTGCCGTTGCGACTGCCGTCACCACCTAGATCCAAGTTCTCACCCAGCACCAGTGTAAGATCGTTGCGGTTGAAGTCAATGCCTTGAGTGGCATTGCCCACACTCATAAAGTTTTTAACAGTTAAATTTTTAATATGAATCATACAGTCTTATTATACACATAACCCATGGCTTTTGCAATCTCAGCATGAGAGTCAGCAAAATTTTGATTCCGTATGCTATCAAAATGCTTGCAAAGTTTTATAAAATCTTGTCCATCTGAATCAGGAACAGATTTGATATAAGCCAGAATGTTTTTCATCTCGGGCCACGGATGATTTTGAAATTTGTTAATAATTAACTCTTTGGCATCCACCGTGAGATTTTTAAGATCGAACCCAATTGGATTGGTGACATAGCCTAGATTTACTGGAAGCGACAACTCGGTAGCCCATTGCAACAATTCGTCGATATAAAAAATATTCATTATACTAATTGTAGGCATAATGCTAATTTTGATATTAGGTAATTTGAGATGTATCAGTTGTTTAATATTTGATTCAACCTGCCCCCATGATCCACCTCGTTCAAGATCAAATCGAGAACTGATATTGTCAATGCTGAAATGTATATCCACATGATTGAATTTTTTCCAATAATCAATAAACTTTTCTGGATAAACGGATCCATTGCTGTTGTAATGCAACCTTATATTTTTGGCGTATCCTTGATCCACTGCATGCTTGACTAATCTCAGTAAAGGTTTAATCAAAAATGGTTCGCCACCGTACATGTCTATGTTTGTTAGCGTGGGCAGCAAGTCTATAATTTCATTAATAGTCTTGGAATCAGATTCAGCCCAATTGACTGTTTTTATAGAGACATTACTGAGTTTTTTTGATTCCTCTGCAAACAGTGAACTAGATTCTGGACCGCATATGCGACATTTAAAATTGCATGTATTACCTGGTTTGATATCCAAACTTCTTATTGTAGGATGATCTAAATCAACGGTTAGTAACTGTTTTTTTAACAAACCCACATGGTATTTTCTATTACTAATTAATCCTTGATCCTCAATTTCCCAACAATGATTGCACCCACTTGGTCGTTTGCCATCAAGAAACTCTTGACGTAAGGTAGACATTTTATCACTATAAAACGCATCGTCCAATGAAACATTATTAACATTGCTAATATCTTGAGAAGAAACACAACATGGGCGTATTTCTCCTTGTGTCGAAACTTCTAAGTGCTGCCAGGGTAACGGACATAATGTATCTGGTACAAAAAAATTGTCTTGTAACTTGCTAGTCTCTTCAAGGTCTATTTTTAAAGTTTGAAATGCAGTTATATCTGCAGAGACTGATTGAGCTACAAACGACACCGGTTCACGTAGGTCATGCGGACTACAAATTAGCACAAAAAAATTGGACACATCAATCAGCTCAGCAGCCCGATACAGATGTTGTAACAATTTCTCAGAGATAACATCGGTAGTATAAAAAACCAATCTATCATTGCTATCAAACACTTCTTGATAGCATGCTTGAAAATGTTTATACGCAATCGTTGGCGAAACAGATAGATCTGCTAAATCAACAAAACATTTTAAAACATACTGTTTGGAAAGTGTTTGCTCTAATTTTTCTATTGATATCATAGAGTCTGATAGATCTTCAGCAGTAGTTTGTTGTCGTAGAATTCTGACTCAATGTTGGTAATTTGATCTGTGACAATTTGATCCACGGATTCAAATTTGACTTCGCCCGGAGCAAGATCTTCTCCAACTCCAGAAGTCTTGTTTGGAATCAGGGCCATCTCTCGTAGATTGTAGTCTCGAACAAATGTTTCTTTGATAAAGTTGGCTTCTTCGTAGCTGATCTCTATGTCAAGATTGACTCGCACATGCATCTTGGGCGTCAACAAAGTGGCGGCATTGTCAATCAAGTTGGCCAGCCCATACACACGATATCGAGGTTGATCGGGCCAGGCATGATACTCGGGCTCCTGACCCCATTCTAGAATCATCATGCCACGCTCGTCATCGCCGGCATCAGCATAGTTGTGTGGAAAACAATTGCCAATGTAAGTAATGTTCTTTTTGGTCTGCCGCTTGTGAAAGTGTCCAGTAAACACATGTTCAAATCCGGTAAAGTCTTCACGTTGCACTTCGCCGTGATCTGGCATGGCCACCATGGCGTTCATCATGTATCCGGGCAGCTCAAAGTGCCCAAACATGTATTTGCCCGTTAGTTTGGGTATGCGGCGATAATCGTCACCGCACAGCCAAGGAGCAATAACAACATCGCCATGGCTGAACCAATCGTTGCATATTTCCACATTGGGTAGATGACGTGCCCACTCTACACTCTGAATATCTCGTTTGTCGCGATAATACAAATCGTGATTGCCGGGTATAAAATACACATGATCAAAGTTTGCATTCATGTGCTCCAAGGCTTGTAAACTGTAGTTGAGTGTGACAATGTTTAGACTGGATCGATTGTTGTGCCAGTCGCCTAAAAACAAACAAGTTTCACAACCTTGCTCCCGGGCCTTGGCAGTGGCCCATTTCACAAAGGTCAAACAGTCTTCGTTGTGAAGTTGACTGTTTGACTTGAGTCCAAAGTGAATGTCAGTAAAAACGGCTGCTTTTTTAAATAGATTGCTCATCAACTGATTGTAACGCATCGTCTAGGCTACTTGCAACCGGTCCGGACATGGCTGCCATACTTTTGGCTCCAGAGTTCTGACGAGTCCAGGATGGGTTTAGGCCATTGATCTCCAGGATGTCATCACGTATGTTTTGATTTTTTTTCTCTATGTTCAGGATACGAGTAAAGCTGTTGGTGATGGCAGCAGTGTAGTAAGCAAAGGGATTTTGACTTTTGCTTTCGTCAAACTGCAAACCAATCTGTGATAACTGTAGCAGTGCTTGGCCGCGCATTTCTTCGTTGTAGGTGTAACCGCGCCAGTTTGATCTAGTGGCATAGCGTTCGCACAGTTTCATAAACATCATGGCCAACTTACGAGTCATGCTGCCATGATCTCTACAAAACTCACCTGTGGCCAAGTCGCCCTTCCAGTGACTGCGACCCACCATGAATGTGGTTTTGTCTTCGTTTAGCCGATAGTGCTCAAATGGTGGAAAGTTCAGTCTCACATGATTCATGTCCAGCACAGGCTCGTCGATTAGATCGGCTAGTGGGTCATCTTCAGTGACGTCATCTAGATCTAGAATTTCTTCTAGTTTGCGTTTTTTGGCTTCGGCCTTGGTGATCTTTTTGGGAGCCATGGGAATATGATCCCATGCACTGATGCGAAACACCAGATCAGTGTTGGCAATCTTTTTCTGATCAATCACTTGGCCGGTTTCTCGTTTGATACGGTCTGCTCGTACCTTGCGAGCTTCCACAATAGTGCGCTGGTTGATCTTGTCAACTGTGGGCAAAATAAGATCGTATTGATGGTCCAGGTCTCGATCTCGGAACCAGCAGTAGGTGTTTTTGCTGGCATGTATTTCTTTGAGTATATCTCTGTTGTTGAGATAGTTAACGCGGGGAGCCGCTTTGGGTAGTAAAGACATAGTTGTCGGAATCTCCTAATGTATACTTATTGTAGCACTTTTGCAACAGTTGTCAACCTTTTTATAAACTATGTGGTTTATTTTTTGGGTAAATAAGGTATAGGAAAATAATCATGGCACAGCCGTACGATCCAAAAAAAGCAGAAACGTTTAATAAACTTCGTCAACAAGGACTGAGTGAAGATGCGGCGTTTACTCAGTCTGGCATAACTGAAGCCGAGACTGGTAACTATGCGCTTGGTAATAATGGTCAACTGGGAGCCACTATAGCCGGCGCCGGCAAAGTTGCTGGAGTTGATTATGATAAAGTAACTGCTGCCGATGTAGCAGAAAGCAACAGATTCAATAAAGGTTTAGAATCTGCATCAAACTTTGAACAAGTTGATTACGCCGAAGATGCAAGGGCTCGCCCAGGAAAGGTGACTCCGATCAACTATGTCACAACCAGCACAGAAACTGTAAGTGGCGGCGGATCAACAACCATTACTGCAGGCCCAAAAGTATCCACAGCCGCAAGTCAAGCAGTTCAGCCAGCAATCAATGCCAAGCAAGCTGAAATTGACGCATTTAACAAAGACAATCCCAGTCCGTTTGCTAGAAAAAAGCAAGGACTTCCGCCACTGACTCCGGAAGAAAATGAAGCCAGAATAGCCAAACAATCTGAACTCAACGATCAAAGAACAGCACTAGTAAACGGGCAAACTGAGCTCAAAGCAGACACGCCGCCAACAATAACCACGGTACCCAATACCACAACAACCACAAAAACAGTTACTACAGGGACCAGCAGCACTAATCAAGCAGTAAATCCTGAAACCGATCAACAGTTATCACAACAAAACGAAACACAGCTGGCCGCCACTCGGTCGTTTGCCAATGCATCTAACCCTAGCACTGCACCACCAGTTGATTCAGGCCTGCCACCACCAAACACAGCGCCCACGGCCGCTGCCGCACAAGAATTATTAACCGAAGGTCAAGGTGGCCTGGCCACACAAAATTTAGAAAACATTGTTGGCGCTCAACAACAGATTGAAATCTCTCAAGCCAACATACAGCAGAATCAAGCGGCCAGTTTAGCAAATCAACAATCCATTACTGAGGCACGAGCTATCATTGCACAAAACAATGCTGAACTGGCTGACGAAACTCTGCCAGATGCTCGACGAGCAGAGTTAGAAGCCAACAATGCTGAAAATGCAGCAGTCATTGGTCAAGCCGAACAAAATATTGCAACCAATGCTAATAATATTGAACTAAGTCAAAGTAATATAAATGAAAATGAACTGGTAATTGATGCCAATGCTGACGGCTATGCGGCCTACAGTGGAGTTGGTATTACACCACCTCCAGTTTCGCCTGAGGATGATCCATTTGAGCAAAGCAGATTGAATGCAGAACAAGAACTCAACAATCAACCAGTGGAGCTTGAACCTGCAGATGTTGACCCTGAGGATGATCCATTTGAAGCTGAGAGATTAGAAAGAGAACAAGAACTAAATCGACAAGAATTATTAGTACAGACAACTGAACCTGCACCAGTAGAGTTGTCTGATGAAGAAATACTTGCACGACAAAATGCAGGTGGCCTGTCTGATGAAGAAATACTTGCACGAAGTCCTGCACCAGTTACTTTATCCGATGAAGAAATACTTGCACGACAAAATGCAGGTGGCCTGTCTGATGAAGAAATACTTGCACGAAGTCCTGCACCAGTTAACGTAGGTGGCCTGTCTGATGAAGAAATACTTGCACGACAAAATGCAGGTGGCCTGTCTGATGAAGAAATACTTGCACGACAAGCAAATGCTGAACAAAAAAGTGCTATCAATCAGGCCACGCTGCAAGCTCGATACAAACAACCCAGCAATGAGGACTGGCGTGTTCGACTGAGTCTGAGTATAGGCGCCAAATATCTGTATAATGATCCTGATGGCCCAGGCATCTTGGCACCATTGGCTGGAACAGACGGCGTGGTATTTCCATACACTCCCACCATTGATACCAACTATGTGGCAAACTATACAAAAACTGATCTTGTACACTCCAACTATCGCGGGGCATTTTATCAAAATAGCGCAGTACAAGATGTCAGCATAAGAGGCATGTTCACTGCACAAGACACCAGCGAAGCAGCCTACATGTTGGCAGTGATTCATTTCTTTCGTTCAGTGACCAAGATGTTCTACGGCAAAGATCCACAACGAGGTGCACCGCCGCCCTTGGTATACCTGTCAGGATTTGGTGATTATCAGTTTGCTGGCCATCCTTGTGTGGTCACTAACTTTGCTTACACTTTACCCAGTGATGTGGACTATATTCGCGCCAACCAGCCCAACAATTACGGCACTGACCTGTTACTCCGTCGAGCAGCAGCCCTGAGTTCTCCCACACCGTTTAGTGGACAACAAGCACGACAGTCTATCCTGGCAGCTGTGGGCATACCTTTTGGTGCGGCTCCAGCTAAACCAACTCAGTCACCAGTCACTCAAATAGTGGTCAACACTAACAGAGCCACATATGTTCCTACCAAGATTGAAATCAGCATCACGCTACTTCCAATGCAGACCCGAGATCAAATCAGCAAGCAGTTTAGTGTGAAAGATTTTGCCAACGGTAAATTAATCCAAGGAGGGTTCTGGTAATGGCCGCCACCTACGACGCAACAAGTCCTTATTACGCAACACCATTCAGCCAGTTTTATCTGGACAGCATGACCAATCGTCCTATTCCCAAAGAAGACGACGATTTACAATTCACCATCAACTTGACCTATCAGTATCGCCCTGACCTGTTGGCCTATGACCTGTATTCCACTGGAGCATTGTGGTGGGTGTTCTATCAACGCAACCCCAACACCTTGACCAAACCACCCTTGGATTTTGTGGCCAATACCACCATCTACTTGCCCAAGTTGACCACGCTGCAATCAGCACTGGGATTCTAAAGCATGGCCACATTTCTTGAAAGTGAAGTTGCTAGACTCAAGATTGACATTGAACTTGTCATAGCGGATATTCAACTACTTGAGCAAGGATTGCAAGAACCTGGCCTGTCTCCTCTTCGACAAGCAAGTCTTCGATCTAATCTAACACGTAACCAAACTCGATTGGCATCCTTGCAAGGTCAATTGGCCAAGGCTGAAGCGGCAGTTGCACAGGCAGCAGCTGGACCAGCACCTGAGCCGCAGCCGCCGGCCACAGCCAGTCAAACAGTTCAAGCAGACGGTCCGCAAGGTCCTACCAAACCACCTGTGCAAGAAGTGGGTACTGATGGTCGTGTAGTAGTAGCACCGCCAGTTACTCCAGCCACCAATGCTACGCCAACACAAACAACAGCCACCAATGTTGAAACCAACACCAATCCTGAAACAGTAACTCTAGCACAAAGTCAGGCCACCACTCCACAAACACTTGCCGGACAACCGCTGAAAGCACCGGCTGTTGGTGCCAGTTCTGAAGGTAATGCTGGGGAAGCTGAAGCACAGGCGCAGTTGTCTGCTGGTCAGGGCGCAGCAAGTGCAGATGCTGCACCTACTTCTTCACAAGCCACACAAGCAGCAGTTGATGCAGCCTACAACACAGCAGTCAAAATCAAGCCACAGGACAATGTACTGGACAAATTTTCCAGTTACACATACACTGCATCTGTGTATCTGCTGACGCCGCCTCAATACCAAAAACTGCTAAACAGCAAAGATAAAAAAATAAACGGTTATCAGCTGTTGTTTCAAAGCGGTGGTGCCGGCAACAACGTGGGTGGTCCACAAGGTGCCAGCAAGCCTGGCGGCTCTGGAATAATTCCAGATGAAACTGGTCCAGATGCTGGACGAAATCCTTTCTTTGATCATGACTTTTACATTGACTCTATAACCATTGACAATGCACTGCCAGGCAAACAAACTGGCGCAGCACACATGGTCACTGACATCAAGTTCACAGTGATTGAACCCATGGGTATAACCTTGCTAGATCGACTGTATGATGCAGTAAAAGACATAGCACCCAAAGACGGAGCAGGTGTGGTAAACTACAGTGCTGCAACTTATCTCATGGTAATACGATTTTTTGGATATGATGAGAGTGGTCAATTGGTTTCTCCAGGACAACCTGCCAACAGCAGCACCAGCAATCCCAAAGCAGTAGTTGAAAAGTTTGTTCCGTTCCTGATCAAAAAAATCAACTGGGGTGTGGGCAGCAAATTGGTACAATATGATTTTGAATGTGCGCCAATTGGACAGTTGATTGGTTCAACCACCGCTCGCGGTACAATTCCCTATGACATCGAACTAACTGATTCAACAGTGGGAGGTCTGTTGGCTGGCTCAGCCAAATACGGAACTGGTACACCGGCGGTAACCACACCGGTCACAACAGGAGACTTTGCCAGAGCTGACCGTGCACCACCGGCCAAAGCAAACTCTGCCCCATCAAGTAAAAAAACAATCACTCAAGGCTTGATGGATGCCATGAATACTTTTCAAAAGGATTTGGTCCAGCGCAACATCTATAGTATTCCGGACGAATATGAAATAGAGTTTGCACCTGGCGCAGAATCAATTAGAGATGCTACGATTGTTCTCAGTGACAATAAAAAAGTTGACAAGCCAAACACGCCAATGAATCAACCAGCTAATGTAGCCGGCGGCCCTGCGCTGGATCCAGCACGTCAAGCTGTGGACCTGGCACAACGCAGCATGGCCATCACTGCTGGTCAACAGATTGTGCAAGCAATTGAGCTGGCCATTCGCAACAGCAGCTACATATACAATCAAAGTTTGCTTATTACTAAGCCAGACGGCAGTCAAGAAACCAATCCCACTGCACGAAACACACCAATGAAGTGGTTTTTGATTTCAATGAGCGCCACACCCATAGGCGAAAAAATGGATCCCTTGCGCAACGATTTTGCATACAAAATCAAATACACCATTAGTTCCTATAATGTGCCCAATTTTGACAGTAGATACTTTCCAGTAACACAATTTCCTGGCTTGCACAAACAATACAATTACTGGTTTACTGGACAAAATACCGCAGTGATAGATTATCAAGCACAGTTCAACAGCTACTACAATGTCACAGTAAGTGGATCAACGCCCGAAGATAGTGCTACTCAAAAAATACGTGAGAAATACACGTCTAGCATGAGAGATATTCCAAGATACGTATACATGGCTCGTAGTACTGAAAGTGGTGCAGGAGCTCCGGGCAAAAGCAACGAAACAAGTTCAAATGCTGCTGAGTACTTGTACAGTCCTGGTGACTTACACACAGCCAAGATAAAAATTATAGGTGATCCAGCCTGGATACAACAAGGAAGTTTATATCGAGCTATCACGGATAAAACATTCACTGGAGTTGATGTCACTCCAGGATTTTTAGCAGACGGAACCATTGATTTTGACAGCAGTCAAGTGCTGCTTGAACTTGCGTGGCAACGGCCTGAAGATTATGATCTAAGCACAGGCCTAGCTGATCCTTATGCTAAAACTCAAAAAAAGTACAACGAACGTCGCCCGTTACAAAGCAACGTGTATCAGGTCACAAAAGTAACCAGCGAGTTTCGTCAAGGCAAATTTGAACAAATGCTACATGGCAGTTTGTATTTCTTTCCCAAACCTGATGGCAGCAATGCTGTAACAGGCAATGCCGGTGCAGCAGTGGCATCCACTAGACCAGCTCAAACAACTCGACCAGTTGATCCAGCAAATCAAACAGCAGCCACTCAATTGAGAACCGGTGTTGATTTGACCAATGCATCAGCTGGAGGTGGCCGCGGCAACGGACAAGCACAACTGTTGGCTGAACGAGCTCGTCTTGCTGGTGCTAACACCAGTGTGGGTAATCCTACCAGCAGCCTGGCACAAGGCACGCAGGCCCTGCTGAATCCACCAACTGTTTTGCCTGATCCAAGTCTTACACAGTTGCAACAAAGTCCAGCATACATAGCTGCACGTAGATCAGGTGTCACGCCCGAAGCCGCTTTGCAAACAGCCAGAACCAGTTTTGCAGAAGTAGGTGGCGGCAGCCCTGTAAGTAGTAATGGACTGGCAGTGGCTACCAACACAGGAACTAGCCCACCAACATTGCCAGCTGTTGCACCAGGACAAAACACTCTTACTGTCGAACAACGAGCTGAAGTTAATCAAAGACGAATAGCTGCGGCTGAAGCAAGATTGGCCCAGCGAGAAGCCAGTAACGAACAACGTTTGGCAGCCAGCGGCACACCGGTAAGTAGCAGTGCTCCTCGCAATCAAAAGATTAACAGAGACTATTAAGGATAACACATGGCAGAAAGCGTATCGCGCAGTAGAGGTCGCCCCAGTAATTACAAACAAGACAGGGGCGGCGTACCTGCGGAATTTGGACCATTTGAAGGCATTGTAAAATCCAATGTGGATCCAACCAGATCTGGCCGCTTGCAGGTGTTTATTGAAGCATTTACCGACGGCGGCGAAGCAGCGGAAAATGATGATACCAAATGGACCACAGTGAGTTACATGCAGCAGTTTGGGGGCTACACACCTGCTAGTGTCAGCAGTGGTACCAACAGTGAAGTTGGCACATACCCTGGCAATCAAAACAGCTATGGCATGTGGTTTACACCTCCGGATCTTGGTGTCAGAGTCCTGTGCATCTTTGTCAACGGCGATCGTTCACAAGGTTATTATATTGGTACAGTGCCTGAACAAGGGCTTGGTAGTATGTTGCCCGGCGTGGCCTCTGCGTCAACCTACGACATAGGCAAAAATAAAAATCAACAAAAATATTTTGCTGCTGCAACCAGATTGCCGGTCACTGAAATCAACACCGACAATGAGGCAATATTCAATGATCCGCAGTTTTTTAATCAACGCAAACCAGTACACAGTTATGTTGCTGGTGCATTGTTTCAGCAAGGATTAATTGAAGATATTGAACGTGGTACCATACGCAGTTCGAGCCAACGAGAAACTCCCAGTGCAGTTTATGGTGTAAGCACTCCTGGCATGCCAATATATCAAGGCGGCATAAAGCCTAATGATATTCGTAAAAAGATCAATGACGGTTCTATTAAGCCAAATCAAGCACAAGTGATTGGCCGCATTGGTGGACATAGCCTGGTAATGGACGACGGCGATCTCGAAGGTGACAATGCCTTGTTTCGATTACGGACATCAAAGGGTCACCAAATTACTATGAGTGATACTGGAAATTTTTTCTATATCATACATGCCAACGGACAGACTTGGTTGGAATTTGGGCTCGAAGGCACTGTTGATGTGTATGCTACCAACAGTGTAAACATCCGAACCAAAGGCGATATCAATTTGCATGCTGATCGAGACATCAGCATGTTTGCTGGTCGAAATATCAAGATGAAAAGCAATGAAGCTATTCATGCAGAAGCAACCACCACTATGACGCTGACATCACAAGGCGAATTTACTGCCTACAGCAAAAGCACAATTGGCGTCAAAGCTGACGGAGTACTAACCATCAACAGCAGCAGTGGATCCTGGGGGTCGGGATCAGCTCTGACACTACAAGCTGGCGCCATTGATTTAAACGGACCAGCAGCTGGAAAAATTACTTCGCCAAACCCAATAACAAAAACACTCATGGACGACACTGAATTTGATACCAGCCTGGGCTGGATAGTCAAGCCAGATGGCCTAGAAAGCATTGTTAACCGAGCACCCACTCACGAACCGTATCCGTATCACAACAAAGGCGTGGATGTTGTTGTGCAGTTTGAGGATGGCCAACCATCGCCACCTCCGGGAGCAGAACCTGTGCCTGCTGGCGTAGAGATTGTGGCAAAATAAATGAGTAATTTTACATTTTCTCTAGCAAGTGTTGGTGCCAACACAAGCACTGAAATCAACACCAGTTTCTATTCAAAAACAAAAGACGAAGATTTAACCTATACTGGAACTGATACTGTAGTTTGGGATAGAGTCAATAGTGAACGACTTCGCCGAGGTCTACCAGGGCTAGCATCTTTGGGATATCCGCGGCCGCCGGAAGATGTTGCTACTGCTCCAGCAGCTGGCCCAGCCAACAGTGGTGCAAGCACTTTTGAAATCAAGGGCCCACCAGGTATGACTTTTGAACAAGCCAAGGCCATTTTTGACAAACAAGTAAAAACTGGTGCGCTGGTAGGATTCAAATCAGGTGATACATTAAGTGCTGCCACACAAGCCGCTGATGGGCTAGCTTCTGCTCAAGCACAATTGACACAAAGTTTATCTGGGGTTTCGGGAGTAAACACAGGAAATTTTGCTTCTGCATTGGCCGCTGGCGGAGTTGATTTAAGAACAGGGCGTATAGCATCAGTGGATGCTGCCTTTGCCAGCGGTGGTTTGTCTGCTGCTGGTGGAGCGTTAGGTACTTCAATAAACAGTGCAGCATTTGCTATTGGCAGCGCAGGTGGGGCACTGAATGGATCTTTGTCAGGCATATCGGCTGGTCTTTCAGGAGCTGTTGGTCCTGCGGTATCGTCGGTCAGTGGCGTACTAACTGGTGCTACTGGTCAAATTGGATCAGTGGCCACTCAAGCAATCAGTACAATCAACAAATCTATCACAAGCACAGCCGTGACATCACCTATTGATGTTGCAAATTTTGCCAAGCAAATTCCAGCTCTAGCTTCAATTGAAGGAATGAAACAACCAGAAGTTACTGCGGTGCTGGCTCAGGCCAAAAATCTTGTGGCACAAGGACCAGCAGTTCTAAGCGATACCAAAGGAGTTGGTGAGTTTGGACTCAATGTTAGTCAACTTGAAAAAGCTGGCGTACTCAAGCCAGGCATGGCTGCTCTAGCAGAAAAATTTGGCGCTAGCTTCAGTGCTGTGTTAAAAAGTCCAGCAGCATACACTGGTAAAGATGGAATTAAAGATGTTTCTAGTTTGTTGGCAAGTGTTCCCAAGCAAACAGAGATACAACAAACCCTGATGGCTCAAGGACTCAATGATCTCAAAGCAGTTGGGATTCCCATAGACAAATTGAGTGCTCAGGGTGTAGCCGGTGTGGCACTGAGTGCAGCCAAAAGTGTGCCCAACACAGAAAATTTATTAAAAAATTTACCAGTTCCGGCTGCTGTCAAAGCAGAGTTTGATACCGCAGTACGAGACGGAGCATTTGCAGTAAACTTGTCTCAGACCAAGGTTCCTGATGCATTCAAAGCAGTAGACACACCAATTCCAGCTGAGGATACTGTCAACCGAGCAACTGTCGACGCTGCAACCACGCGAGTGCTTGGCAATGACAAAATTCCTGAACCCAACTACGGACCCAGTACAAAAGACAGTTTAACCGATGATGCATTTACTGACAAGTATACTTTGCTATATGCTGATGTGCTTAACAACTTTGTCAACCCAACAGGTCGTATATTCCAGTCAGTGGAAAACAAAATATCAGCTTTGCAAAATCAGCAAACTATCACTTTGGCGCAATGGGAAGCAATCAACTCTGAATTTCAGGCAGCACGAGAAAAATACAACGCTCAAGCCCCTGACAAAATTGGAGAATTAAATTCCTTCGTTGAATCGGGTACAACTAGACAGCAACGTATTATCAATGACGAACGACTAAGTTTTTCATTAACTAAATTGCAAAATTTAATTCAGTATTTGCTTAAAACTACTGCCGAAATCAAAGAACAATTGCGTTTGCTACGTGGCAAGATCCAAGGGTAATAGTTACTGGTAAATATACACATGGCAATGCAAACATTTATCGGATTCAACACAATCAACCAGGTCAAGAAGTTTACTCTAACTGATTTTCCATTGATCAAACAAGACCTACTGAATGCATTTAACATACGCCAAGGAGAGTTGCCAGGTCGCCCAGACTACGGTACCATTCTATGGAACTTTTTGTTTGAAGCACAGATTGAAGAATTGCAAAATAACATTGTGAATGAAGTACAACGTGTGGCAGGTGGAGATCCCAGATTGTTTATCTCAGACATACAAGTATTTCCCCAAGACAACGGCATGCTGATACAACTTGAACTCACTGTCAATCCCACAACAGATGCTGAACGACTGAGCATATTTTTTGACATAACCTCTCGACGAGCCAGTTACATTTAACTATAACTACGCCGTTTTGTGTAGCCATAAATAAATCAAAGGTACACAAGGTTTCAAAGAATGGCAACAACCACACGACAAACAGCTATATTTGGTGTTGAGGACTGGAAACAGATCTATCAAACCTATCGAGAAGCTGACTTCCAAAGCTACGATTTTGAAACTCTACGCAAGAGTTTTGTTGACTATTTGCGACTGTATTACCCAGAAACATTCAATGACTACATTGAAAGTTCAGAATTTATTGCGCTCTTGGATGTTATTGCGTTCATGGGACAAGCACTGGCTTTTCGTACTGACCTTAACACTCGTGAAAATTATCTAGACACCGCAGAACGTCAAGACTCAGTTAATCGTCTTGCTGACTTGGTCAGCTACACCGCCAAACGCAACACTGCGTCAGAAGGCCTGCTCAAAGTGTTTTCAGTTGTGACCACAGAAAATGTTGTGGACTATAATGGTATCAATCTTTCCAATGTCACTGTGGACTGGTCTGACCCTACCAATCCTGACTGGCAAGAACAATTCACAGCAATTGTCAACGCCAGTCTAGTGGACACACAAAAAATTGGCCGTCCTGGCAATCGTCAGACACTGCTGGGTGTGCGGACTGATGAATATGCTATTAATCTAGTGCCTGGCTTTTTGCCAGTGATTCCGTATGCATCCACAGTGGACGGCATAAACATGCCGTTTGAAGCAGTGACTTCGACATCAGTTGGTGAAGATTATCTGTATGAACCAAGCCCAACTCCCAATCAACCTTTCAATGTGTTGTTCCGCAACGATCAACTGGGATTCAGTTCAAACAACACAGGATATTTTTTCTTGTTCAAACAAGGCGTGCTGCAAAATCAAGATTTCAACTTGGCCGAACGCATTGCAAACCGTACCGTAAACATCAACATTGAAGGTATCAACAATCAAGACCGTTGGTTGTTTCAGTTGGACGATGTTGGCACAATCAGCCGCGAATGGCAGTATGTGGAAAACGTTTATTCTGCTGGCGCAGAACAACTGGGCACAACACTGCGTCCAATCTACAGTGTGACCAGCCGTGTCAACGATCAAATTACCATGGTGTTTGGTGATGGTGTGTTCAGTGAAATTCCAGTAGGCACCTTCCGTGCTTATGTGCGAGCCAGCAATGGTTTGCAATACATTATTAATCCTGAAGAGATGCAAGCAGTTACCTTGCCAATCAGCTACATCAGTCGTTCAGGCAATCTTGAAACCATCACATTCACCTGCGGCATTACACAGCCAGTCAGCAACAGTCAGTCTCGTGAGCCCATAGCCGAAATCAAGCAAAGAGCTCCTGCTCGCTACTACACACAGAATCGCATGGTCAACGGAGAAGATTATAACTTGTTTCCGTACACACAGTACAACAGTATTCTCAAATCCAAAGCAGTAAATCGTGCCAGCATTGGCACCAGCCGATACCTGGACCTAGTGGACAACACTGGCAAATACAGTTCAACCAATACTTTTGGCAGCGACGGCGGCATTTGGGAACAACTGATACTGCCAACAATTAATTTTACCTGGGACACACGCAACGAAATTGCTGATGTAATTACCAATCAAGTGCAGCCGCAGATAGGTGAATCAACCATGCGTCAGTTCTACTACGCCAACTTTCCTCGTCAGAGTGTGAACACTGGTTCAACACTGGGCAGCACCTGGCAGCAGAGTACAACACTGGCCAACGAGACCACTGGCTATTTTAAAAATGCCGCAGGAACACCTATTCCTGTTGGAATATCAGCTGGCACACTGAATCCGTTCTATTACGCCATTGTGGGCAGCTTGATCAAGTTTGTTCCTCCTGCTGGATACTATTTTGATCGCAACAATAGATTGGTGCAAGGTAGTCCTACCCGTGCTGATGAAAGATTAGAAATATGGGCAAGTCCCATGGATGTGATTGCTGACGGCATGAACAATGGCCTTGGCAATTTGTCGTCCGGCGCTGGCCCAATTACTATCAATAATTTTGTGCCAACAGGCGCAGTAGTGGACACAATCATTCCATTGTTTGTGACTGACTTGCCATTGGATCTTGAAACCACAATAAGTGAACAAATTGTTTTGTATCGCAACTTTGGTCTTGGCTACGACAATGACGGCAGCGTTACAGGAACTGCATATTCCTGGTATCTAATTACCAGCACAAACCTGGATCAAGATGCCACCTGGAGCCAGGTCAATGCTGGCAGTCAAACTGGCCAAGGGCTTGATGCATCATGGTTGATACAGTTTGTGACAGCAAACAACAACTACACCATCACGTTCCGTGGTCTAGCTTACAGCTTTGGAAGTGTACTGCAAACACGATTCTTCTTTTATGACGGACAACAAGTTTACGACAGTCGCACAGGAACTGTGATCAAAGATTACATCAATTGTTTAGCAGTGAACACTCAGCCTGATTCAACTGAAAGTCTGCCTGGCGACATCATAATGACCATTATTGGTCAGCCGGTTGAAAGCGACGGATACGTTGATGACTTCCAGGTCTTGGTCAGCTATCGTGACAGTGACAATGACGGAGTTCCTGACAATCCTGATTTTTTTGATGAAATTGTTGCACCTGGTGTAAACTCCACTCAAAAATATGTGTTCTTGCAACAAACTGTGGACTTTGATAACTTGCAACGATACTTGCTAGTAGAACCTGAACGAGTCACCAGCAACTACGCCACTCTAGATGACATTGAATTGGTCAAGAGTGAGTGGAGTCCTGGACAAGTGTTCTATGCTTACAATCAAGTCAACAACGATGGCACCACGGGTGCATTTTATGAACTCAGTATTGGAGCCACGGGTGTTAGAACAATTGTGGCAGTGTCTGGTTGGATTGCCAGAACTGGACGACAAAGTTTGTACTATCAGTACCGCCACAACAGCCCCTTGACCAATCGTATTGACCCGGGCACAACCAACATCATTGACTTGTATGTTGTCACACAGGCTTATTACACTGCATATCAAAACTGGATTCGTGACACCACAAACACTGTGCCAAAACCAGATGTGCCAACCATTGACGAACTCAACACTGCATACCAAGGTCTGCAAAATTACAAAATGATCAGCGACAACATTGTCATGAACTCGGTGCAATTTAAACCCCTGTTTGGCGCCAAAGCTGCACCTGAACTACGTGCAACTATCAAAGTCATTAGAGCTAGTAATTCTACTGCGTCAATCAGCGAGATCAAGAGCTCGGTGGTTGCAGAAATGAACAGCTACTTTAGCATTGACAAATGGAATTTTGGTGACACCTTTTACTTCTCAGAAGTATCAGCATATTTGCACAGCCAATTGGGAACCATTATTAGTTCAGTGGTCCTGGTACCGTTGAATACCCAAAAGAGCTTTGGTGATCTGTATGAAATCAGATCGGCCCCCAATGAGTTGTTTGTGAATGCAGCAACCATTGACAACATAGAAGTGATTGACGCCTTGACCAGCACCAACTTACGTACAGCACCAGGAAGCGGAGTAATCTAATGGCAACTACTCGTTCAGTAGATTTTCTTCCGCAGATTTTTCAGACTGAGACCAACAAGCAGTTTTTGGCTGCTACCCTGGACCAACTGATTCAAGAACCTAGATTTAAAAAAACACAAGGTTATATTGGCCGCACAGTGGGCCCTGGCATAAACCCCAATGACAAATATGTGGTTGAACCAAGTACCACTCGTGCAAACTATCAACTTGAGCCAGGTGTTATTAGTCTTGAGCCAGATACTGACAAAATTAAAAATGCAATCACCTATCCAGGAATCAACGATGCGGTGCAATTCAACGGCGGCAACGCTGCACGCCCAGATCGACTGTATGCCAGTGAGTATTACACCTGGGATCCGTTTGTAAACTTTGATACTTTTGTAAACTTCAGTCAATACTTTTGGTTGCCCGAAGGTCCTGCTGCGGTAGACGTGGCAGCCACAGGTGTTCCCACCACTGACAACTTTGTGGTCAATCGAGAAAATGGTGTTTACACATTCTCAGGTGTGCCAGGCAACAATCCTGTAATTGAATTGGTACGGGGCGGAAGCTACACTTTTCAAGTGGCACAAAATGCCAAAGAAACAGTGAACTATCGAGTGTCCAATGTTGGAATATCAGCTTATCAAATTGATTATCAATCCAATCCGTCACTGACACTGGCTCGTGGCAACACATATGTGTTCAATCTAAATCTCAATGGTGACTATCCTTTTTGGATCAAAACAGCAGCCACCACCGGAGTTGGCGATGCCTATAACTCTGGAGTAAGTCGCAACGGTGCCTTGATTGGACTAGTGACCTTTGTTGTGCCGCAAGATGCACCTGACACACTGTACTATGCCAGTCAGACACAGGCCAACATGCAAGGCGTTCTCAACATTGTTGATGGAGACCCTGGCACCGGACCAGGTTTTTGGATACAATCAGCCCCTGGCATTTCTGGTAGATTGCCCACCACTCCTAACATCAGTTCACGAGATGTGTTGGGAGTGGTCAACAATGGTGAAGATCTTGGACAAATCACATTCAATGTTCCTTTAAAAACTGCACAGTCTTTTTACTACGGCTTGACAGATTTTGGTACAGTAGATTTAATTTGCGATCTCAAATTCAATCAAATCAACAATGTGTCTGTTGAAGAGTTTATGTCTGCCTACGGCGGCATTGACGGGATTACCAATCTCAACGGTCGCACATTGGTATTCACCGAACCTCTTACTGATGCAGAGGCCGGTGGCTGGCAACAAACCACTTTGTATGATCCGTTGCCAGAGAACAGCACGTTCAATGCTCAACCAGGCAGTTTTGACACTACGTTTTTTGATCAAACAACAGACATTGCTCCAGGAGACCGTTATCAGTTATGGCAGATCAGTTATGTGACACAGGGCGCATATACCTACATGACCTTGGTCAAAACCAACACAATACCTAATCTCAACAAGTTTAGAATTTTGTACGGTACAACCTACAGCAGCACACAATGGTACAAGAACAACACTGGTGAGTTTGAACAAATTCCTTTGCTGACTGCTATTCAGGATACCTTGTACTACCAAGATGGTACAGATCCAGAAATTTTTGGACGTATTAAGTTATTGGAACAGGCGTCTTCCAGCACAATTGACGTTGACGAAATTTTAGGACAAGCAAATTACACCAGTCCAAACGGTGTAGCATTTACCAACGGTCTCAAGGTCAAATTTGTTGGCGATGTAATCCCTGCTAGCTATGCTTCGGGCACGTTTAACTTGTTGTGTACGTCAGCAGAATTTGGTACAAACTACATCACCACAGCCAGCACAGCTAGTTTATATGTAGGCGAGCAGATTACATTCACAGTGCCAACCATTGGCGGCCTGGCCCCCGGCTCTTACTATATTCAAAGCATTGCTCCTAACGGAATACAATTTACTGTTTCTGTTCAGCAGTATGGCTCACCAGTTGTTCTATCACCGGGTGCGGCTAATGTCACAGCAATTGTGACCAGCAATTTAGAATACTATGTGAGCAATGTAGGCACAGCAATTGAATTATTGCCAGTGACTGACTATATAACTCCTGAAACTTACGTGGTTGATAGCAATACCACTACCATAAATGCTGAACCAGATACCTTGGATTATTTGACCATTGATCGAGCCAGCAAAGATCTGAATCCATGGACTCGTAGTAATCGTTGGTTTCATCTTGATGTTATCAATGCCACAGCTGAATACAACAATACCACCGCAGTTTTTGACAATGCCTATAGAGCCAAGCGACCAATCATTGAGTTTCGTCCAGGCGTTAGACTCTGGAACATGGGAACCGACGGCAAACAACCAGTTGACATAATTGACTTTGAAGAAACTGATGCCTTTAGTAACATACAAGGCTCTACTGGCTACACCGTTGATGGATACGAACTGATCGACGGTAGTAGAATTATTTTTGCAGCCGACGAAGACGTTGATGTTAAAAATAAAATTTATGTGGTAAGTTTTATCAATCCAGACACTGTGAGTCCGTTGATTTCACAACCTATTATTAATTTGACTCTAGCGTCTGATGGTGTAGTCTTGGCCGACCAGTCCACCGTGTGCGTTGACGGCGACACACTGGTAGGTTTGACTTTTTGGTTTGATGGCTCCAACTGGGCACAAGGACAACAAAAGACTGGAGTACAACAAGCTCCGTTGTTTAATGTGTATGACCCTACCGGTGTGAGTTTTGGTGACCAAACAAAATATCAAAGTTCAACCTTTGCTGGCAGCAAGTTGTTTAGTTACGCAGTTGGAGACACTGGCATTCTTGATCCTGTGCTGCAATTTCCGTTGCAATATCTAAACATCAACAACGTTGGCGATATTGTGTTTGAAAACAACTTGTACAAAGACACATTCTTGTATGTGTCAGACAACGCCAGCATAACATCAAATATCAGTTCAGGCAGTGTGCGTGATTACACTTCACGTGTTGTTTACAATCGTGAAATTGGATGGCAAACAGCAGCCAGCGAAAGCCAAATTCGCCAACAATTTAAATTTTCATATTCTGGTGCAACACTGAAGTTGGATGTGCGAGTTAATGATCCCTTAAACAACATACCACCAATCAAACTGTATGTGGGATCAGTGTTTCAGGCGCCAAGCACTTATAGCTATACCAGAACTGGTGATAGTACCACCATTACACTGAGCAAAACTTATGTGCTTGGCGACATTATTGAAGTAGCAGCTCTCAGTAGCCAGACTAGTCAAGTGGCTTTTTATCAAGTTCCAATCAACTTGCAGAACAATCCATTAAACGGCAACAGCGATAGTTTTACTCTGGGTACGATTCGTACTCATTACGAAAGTATCTGTGAAAATTTAACCACTGTGGTTGGAACCATTAACGGAGCCAACAACACACGAGACCTTGGAAATATTGTTCCTTACGGTCTAACTATTCTGCAACAAAGCGCACCATTAACACTGGCTGGATACTTCATGCGCAGCCCAACATTCAATGTGTTTAGTTCGTTGAACTACAACGATCGCGAATACAACAAGTTCAAGTATCAATTGTTAGACGCAGTTACTAAACAAAATATTGAGTTTAATACCACTGCTCAAGTGTTGGACACAGCCATTGAAGAAATTACACTGGGCCGAGTTGAAACACAACCTTTCTATTGGTCAGACATGTTGCCCAGTGGTGCAGTGTACACTACCACAAACTACACAGTGAGTTTGACCAGCACAAATACCTTTGATACAGTACAAGTTTACAACTACACATCAGCAAACTATCTTGGTATGAATGTATATCTCAATGATGAAATTCTTATTCGTGGAGTTGATTATACCGTGCCGTCTGATGGTCCGCGTATTGTGGTCAGTGCTGCGTTAACACTGGGCGACACATTAACCATTCAAGAATACACTGCAACCTACGGCAGCTTTGTACCCAACACACCTACCAAAATGGGTTTGTATGCTGCGTATATTCCTGGTATTCTCACCCAACAAACTAGCACTGGCTTTACACAGGTCATTCAAGGTCATGACGGATCTATTACACCAATTTTTGGAGATCTACGTGACGATGTGTTGTTGGAGTTTGAAACTAGAATTTACAACAATCTTAAACTAGATGGCAACCCAGTTCCAATGACCATATACGATGTGTTGCCAGGACAGTTCAGGGACACTGGTTTTACCTACGCTGAAATTAGCTCAGTATTCAATGAAGATTTCTTGAATTATGTGGGCGGCAACAAGCTAGACTATAAATCTCAACAGTACAGCGCCACAAATCAGTTTACCTGGAACTACAGTTCTGCGCAAAACAAACTCAACAACGAAACATTGCTGGGAGCCTGGCGCGGCATCAATCGTTATTTTTATGACACCGAACAACCCCAATACACTCCTTGGGAGATGTTGGGCATTACAGAAAAACCGTCTTGGTGGGAACTTACATATGGACCTGCTCCGTATACCTCTGGTAACACTGTGTTATGGGACGACCTAGAAGCTGGCCTGGTTAATGATCCAATTGCTCCTTATGTAAAAACTGATTTTGTGCGCCCAGGCCTAAGTCAAGTGATTCCAGTAGATGACGAAGGCAACCTGTTGAGTCCCTTTGAATCTGTGGTAGGAACATACAATCAAACTCAATTCCAGAAAAGTTGGGCGTCAGGTGACGGCAGTCCAGTTGAAGCATCGTGGTGGAACAGCAGCAGCTATCCTTTTGCTGTGATGCAAGTGCTGGCAGTGACTCGTCCAGCCAGGTTCTTTGCATTGTTTGCTGATCGTGATTTGTATCGTTACAGTGAAGAATATGGTCAGTACCTGTACAATGAACGATACCGCTTGGATGCCAACGGCGTTGAAGTGTATGGCGATGGCACAAGCAAAGCCAGTTATATCAACTGGATAGTAGACTACAATCGTCAGACTGGCGTAGACTCTACCACGGAACTCACAGCTGATCTCAAGAGCCTGGATGTGCGACTGTGTTACCGAATGGCCAGCTTCAGCGACAAACAGTATATCAAGATTTACACTGAAAAGTCCAGTCCTAATTCAACCAATACTGCACTGCTGATACCCGACGAAAGCTATGATTTGTTGTTGTACAAAAATCAGCCGTTTGATCGTTCTACCTACTCTGCGGTGGTTGTGCAAAAAGTTGACAACGGATATTCTGTATTTGGATATGGCACAAATTTGCCTTATTTTAATATTCTTGAAAGCAAAGCAACTGGATTGTTGCAAACAATCACATCTGGTGGCGTATCTGTTCGTGTGCCCACATTTTATACCAACACAGTAACACAAGTTCCGTATGGCTTTATTTTTACAAATGAAACCAGTGTTTGCGATTTCTTACTAAGTTATGGCAAGTTATTGGAAAGAGAAGGACTGACCTTTACTGATCAGTCCAACGGTTATGTATTGACCTGGAATCAAATGTGTCAAGAATTCTTGTACTGGAGTCAGCAAGGATGGGACACCAATGCATTGTTGAACTTGAATCCATTGGCCATGAAACTCACTGTCACTAGAGAACAAGCAATTGTTGACAGCATACAAGTACAAACAATTGACAATGTGCTGCTGGATCAGAATCGCAGAGAACTAAACACTCGTAATCTCAACATTGTGCGTATTGGAAATACTTTCAGTTGTGAGCCATTGACTGATCAAACACTGAGTTTTCTTGATCTCAAGTTCACAACATATGAACACATGATTGTACTGAACAACCAAAGTGTGTTTGGCGATTTGATTTATGCACCAATCACTGGCGCACGACAAAGTCGATTGAATTTGGTTTGTGTGAATACCACTGACTGGACTGGACAAGTTGACGCCCCCGGATTTATTCTCAACCAAGACAACGTTGAAGAATGGACAGGCCTGCGCACTTATGCAAAAGGTGAAATTGTCAAGTACAAGAATGTGTATTGGTCTGCACTGACCATTGTTCAACCCAGCATCAAGTTCAATTTTAGCGACTGGACACAAAGTGATTACACACAACTTGAACTGGGCCTGTTGCCCAACCTGAGCAACAAAGCCAATCAGTTGACCAACACATACGACATCAATTCAGCCAACATCGAACGTGACACTGATTTGTTGTCTTATGGATTGATTGGATTCCGTCCTCGTCAATACATGGCAGCACTGAATCTCGACGACGTGAGTCAAGTCAACGTGTACCGTCAGTTCTTGGGATCCAAAGGCACAATCCTCAGCGCCGAGTTGTTCTCCAATGCCAATCTTGGCAAAGAAGCCGCTGACTATGACATTTATGAAAACTGGGCAGTACAACGTGCTGTATATGGAGCCAATGCAAATCGTAGCTTCTTTGAATTACGATTGAATCGTGCATTGTTAAACTCCAACCCCAGCTTGGTGCAAGTGGTGCTGCCTGGTCAAGAATCTCAAGCTGACCAACCAATACTGTTGAGTGATGTGTGGAGACAAAGTTACAAGTTGACTAGTCCAAATATTTTACCAACCACAACAGAGCCAATTACTGACGCAGCATTGCCCACTGCTGGCTATGTGAATATCGATGACGTTGATATCACAGTATTTGATATCAACGACCTGGCCAACATCAATGCAAACATCGATCAAATTGGTGTGGGAACCAGTATTTGGGTTGCTAAAATAAACAACTACGACTGGAACATTTATCGTGCGCAAGCAGTGCCTGGCGCTATTCAACACGTTTGCGACAACTTGGACAATACCAGTCGAGTGATCTTTAGTCAACAACACGGTCTTGTGGCAGGCGACACCTTGATTATCAAATTCTTTGACATAGAAGTTGATGGTGTGTATGAAGTGGTCAGTGTGCCTAACCTTACCACAGTAAACATTGTGTTCCAGTTTGCAGGAGATCGTGTGGTTGCAAATGGCACAGGTCTTGGATTTACTTTGCAAACAATGCGTGTAGCACAAGCAAGTGACATTGTTAACTTGCCATACGCCAATGATATACTGCCTGGCGCCAAGGTCTGGGTAGACAACACCGGATCTAGCAACTGGGAAGTTCTTGAAAAACAAGAAGTGTTCACAGATGTTGCACAAATGGCAGCGGCAGTAATACTGGCGCGGTGTATGTTTATGTAAAAAATTATGGCGATCAGTATTCACCAGTAAGTCCTATAGCCGATGCTGACGGAGTTCTTTCTTTGACAATTACAGGAGCCAGAGGGTTTGGTAATGCTGTGGACTTTGGCAATCAAGAATGGGCAGTAGCAGGCGCCAGCGCCAGCTGGGGACCAAACGGGGTGGGGGAAGCCAATTCAGGATATGCCACAGTAATCTATCGAGATCCTGCACTGGGACAACCGGGTGTTAATCCCTATGCAGTTTGGCAATTGCTAACACCGCCTGGCACAACCACCACTACCACACCGGGTGCTGGAGAATTTGGCTATAGTGTGGCCATGAGTCTTGACGAACGTTGGATGTATATTGGTGCACCTGGACTCAATCAGGTACACGCTTATGGTCGAGTAGACTGGGAACAACAATTCATCAAAGCGCTAGGCGATGACAGCACCGCCAGCTATGACATTTCACAGACAATTCAAATTGACGACGATTCTCAATTGATTGTTACCATTGATGGACAGGTGCAGTTGTTGGGCACAGACTACACTGTTAC